TATGACATTAAAAGACATACCCCTGACGGCACTAGCGGAAGTAGATGCAGCCAGAATTTTACTTCCATTCTCAAGTTCCAACGATCCCCTGTTCCATTGGAGGATACCTTGCTGGAGCCATTTGGGGAGATTTTCATAACTAAGTTGTAAGCGACCTAACATTTCACGAGCAGTCGCTGCTTTGTTTGCAAGGATTGCTACATTGACATTGGGGTTGAATAGAACATACCAAAGAAGGTATGCTGTAACGATAGTAGATTTACCAGACTGACGAGGCAACTTAGCAATATTAAATCTATTGTCATGAAAACTCTTTACCATATCGACTTGAAAGTCGTACATAGTAAAAGGTATGACACCATCATCTAGAGAAACAATCTTGATATAATTAAGAATAAAATGTACAGGATCATCTGCACATTTTAAATATTCTTCTACTTCCTCAGGAGAAAACTCCTGAGAAATATTTGCTTTCTTTAGATTAGGATTACCAAGATATACGTCAGAGGTGCTCATTCAATCAATGTTCCATGCGCTCTACGAATTTCTTTTAGTGCTTCCAGGTTCATATCCTTGGTGCCACCATCATATGCATGAGCATATCCTTCGGTGATCATTTGTTCATTAAGGCTGGATTCGTTGTCCCCCAGATAGAGCCACCCAAGTAACCGACCATACTTACCAACACCGCCAACAAGTTCAGTGCGAATAACAAGGTTATCTTCTCCCGCAAGGGCACCTTCCAACTTTTCTTTGAGCCAGTTGGTTGCGTCGATTCCAAGTGCTTTCTCCTCTAGATTTCTCGTTCTCTTCTCTGGCGTATCAACGCCTGCAACTCTAACTCTTTCTTTCTTGAATAACTCAAACCCAAGATCAATAGTGACATCAATAGTATCGCCATCAAGTACACGATTGATCTCCGTCACTCGGAAGTTGTAGCAGCTCTTCCTGCTCGGTGGTGTCATTGCTCCCATTTTCTAACTCTGCAAATGCTTCTCTTAGTATGTATATGACTACAAACAAAGCACCAGCAACTGCAAGTATCACACATATAATCACTGACCACACAGGATCAACAACACTATCAAGAGGACGTAATAGTAAATTCATTATTCATTGTTTATAGATTTAACCCATAGAGAAAGTCTCATTACAATAAGGATTAAAGTGACGGGTAATAACAGTCCAAATAAAATAAGCAAACTCATTTGTGAAATGGTTCCCAATGCTGCCAATCGTATTTATGAACTGCCCACATACCAATAATGGGGACGAAGACTAGGCACCATGCCAATAGTCCACATCCCCATGGATTGTTTAATACTGTTCCGCAGAATCTAGCAAATTGTAACATCATTCTTGTAAAACCGATAAGGTGAATAAAAATAATCCAAGTATACAATAGATTACTATGATGCTGATTTCGATAACCATGCTTTCCAAAGTTCTAAGAAATATCTATCGACCAGATATAAATCTCCCTGAGGTGGTTGCTCTTCAATCTGAGACCATTCATTACAAAGATCTCTCATCTCCAGTGTAATATGATCTGGTCGAAACATCCTCCCAAAGGAGGACATTGCAAACGCATATCTCATTCTAATGCGCTGTTCCATTTCCGTCGTACTTGTCGCTTTCATAATAGATATTCTCACCTTTTCTGTACCCGAAATAAATGGTGGCACATATGAAGGGTAGTGATCCGAAAAGTAGGACATGTGCGAAGGTCATAGATTTTCTTCTTGTTCGGTTAAAATTACGCAGTCGCTAGTAGGATATGCCACACAAGTGAGAACCCACCCGTCTTCAAGTTGATCATCATCGAGGAAAGATTGCTCTTCATTATCTACGGTGCCAGAGACGAGTTTGCCAGCGCACGCTGAACAAGCTCCTGCTTTACACGAAGAAGGTAAATCAACACCTGCTTCTTCTGCTGCTTCAAGAATGTATTGGTCTGCCTCGCATTGAATGACAGCTTCGGTGCCGTCAGGAGACTGGAGAGTAACATTGTATGTCATAATTAATTTACGTGAATAATACCTGTCATGCCTGCTCCTTGATGAGGACCACAAAAGAAATTGTAATCTCCAGCATCAGCAAACAAAATGTCTTGAGATTCTCCAGGAGTAAACATTAAAGATTCTCTAGAAAGATCTGCACGACCCTCAACAATAATATTGTGAGGAGGCAACATACCGTTAACAAAATGTACGGTGTCGCCTGCATCAATTGTAACATCGGATGGATCAAAAATCAAGTTCCCGTTTGAACCCATCGTAATGTCAACTGCCCATACTGGTGCAGCAAAAAACATCGCAGTTAGAAGCGTAATAAAAAACTTCATAAACAAATAGTAACTGGGACTATTTACTCATGAAGTATAAAATCTAACTAAGATTTAACAGTCTCTGTCAGGGATTCAGCATGTTATTGAGATCGTCTAAAGTATCTCTTTTTGCTTTGGTTGCACCATCAATAAATCCTGCTCGGTATGCCCATGTTTGACCACCATCTTGCCCTTTTTTGGGATTGATACATTGCTCATTACCCAACTTATTACATACTAAACCAGCAAGGTCTAGTTCGCTATTATCATAAGATGCAGCAGTTCCACTAAACATGTGCTTACCATTAATCCAAATAGCACCACACTTTCCACACTCTGTTCTAGACAGAGATAATTCTGATACTTCTTTACTTTCCATAGGTTTTGTAGTGATGTATAAAACTCGTCTTGGGAAATCCTAGTCGTTTTTCTAGATCTCTTCTGATAAAATAACTACGGAATATAACCCAATGCCAACGCAATTCTAAATCTGCGAATTCAAATAACCGCATGGTATTCTCCATGCCTGCATACGCCACAAGCAAAATGAAAGCAGTTACCAGTAAGTAAAATGAAACCATATTAGTATCGCGTTGATACAACAAGTATAATACTATTTACCCAGATTGCTAGTTACAATATATTACAATGTCAGCAGTTCCAAGCTCTTAGTGACTTCGACAGACGGTCATCTCCAGTGTTGTTAGAAGGTTTCTGTCTCTTTCTCATACCCTTCATTCGAGCGCAGAAGGATGCCCTGCGGGGGTTTCCAACCTTTTTGCTTGGTGCTTTAAGGTCAGATCCTGGATTTTCCTTTTCGTAAGACTTGCGTCCTTTTTCATTAAGTCCTCCTTCGGAGTTCTTTCCTGATTTTTTTGTCCATGCTGCTGCTTCAGTTTGCACTTCCTCTGGAACACAATTAGGAACCATCTTATTACCCTTCTTCTTCATCCCAACACGCTTATATCCTTTCCAACACTTCTCCTGAACCTGTTGGAATGACACTCCTTCAGACTTATTGCCATAGTTAGCAGCACCTTTCTTACGGCACTGGACTAATCTACCACTAGCATATGCAGAAGGCCAAACCTTTGCACTTGCTTTTACTTTCTTATAGCAAGCATCTTTCTCGCCTGCTTTCTCATTAACAAATTCTTCACCAACACCAACATTAGTTACTGTTTTCTTCTTAGCATCTACCTTTTTGAGATATGAATCAAGTTGCTTCTGCTTGATTGTACGAATCATAGAAGAACGCTTACTAAGATATGCAGGTTTCTCACCTTGGGTTTTTCTGATTGCCTTGATGGCAACATCACCCATACCTTCTGTTTGCACTTCTTCTTTTTTCATCTTACTTGCTTTCTGACGCTTTGCATAATCCATATAAGACTCACCATCTCTTAGTTTCTTAGGGTCAGACTTTGGTTTAGATGCTGCAGCACGATCTTCACGGGCACGAGCATTAGCACCAGGACCACCCAACTTACGATCCTTATCAGGATCGGGATGCCAGAAATCACCTCTTTCGTTGATAGTTTCTTCTGTCTTCACGTTTTTTGCTTTCCCCTTTCTATCTGGATTTGGGTCTTCAGCATTTTTGCGACGGAATGCTGCTTCCTCTTCGCCTTTATTTAGGTTCCTTTTCATCTTACTAGACCCGCATTTAGGTTTAGTAGTCTGACCAGGTTGCTTTGCACAAGGTTTTCCTGCAAACTTACCACCAAGTTGTACCCAACCAGGTGTTCCATCAGATGACTTACTCTTTCCAAACCAGTCACGAAGAGAATTATCTCCAGACTTATTTGCTTCTCCGAATAGATCGTTATATGTTGGTGGCATTTTAGACATCTCTCCTATAGCCATTTTGTTTGC